AAATCGATCTGGGGATAATAACATGAACGAAACAAAGTTATATGGTACATCACGTATAAGCTACCAAAAAATAGGTGAAGCACGTATAATGATTAAGCATACCGAAAGTGTTAATCAAGAAAGTGCTACAGGACGCACACAAAAAATTGGTAAGATCTACATCGAATCATCCGATGGTGAAAGATTCCGTTATCCATTCAAACACCTAAGTGGTGCAAGAGCAATGGCTCGACATGTTAGCGAAGGCGGAAATGCCTATGATGATTTTGGTAAGCATATTGTAGGTTTATCAGAAGAGATGTCAAAACTACGTAAGTTTAAGAACTACATGGGTCGTTCAGCTGTAATGGCAGAAAGTCTAGCAGGGTACGTAGATGTTGTCAAAGAGCGTATTGCTACAGTTAAGAAAACAATTGAGTCACTTCAGAAACCAGCATACTATGCAGAAACTGTTGCAGCATTTGAAACACCAATGCTAGAAGATGTACCAGCAGACGTAAAAGAAAACTGGATTGATCAACTTACAATTAAACAATTTAATGAAGAACTAGCAGATGTATTTCCATACATTTATAAACTAGTAAGCGAAGCAACTCGAGCAGCAGAACTAGGGCCAGACGATTTAAATGAATTAGCCGGAAGAATGATAGGTGCACAGAAAAAATATACAAAAGCAGGTATGGCAGATCTAGCGCAAGCAGGTCGTGAAGGCGCAAGCGAAGAAGAAAAGGGTGCTATTAAAGACAAGTATATTAAAAAGAAAACAAAAGAAGAAATTGCACTTGAGCAAGGCTTTGAAGAAATGATGGGTCAGTTTGCTGAAACTAATGATGAAACAGAAGTACAAGAAGCGTATATTAACACAAGTAAAGATGCTGTTGAAGTATTAGGCGCACTACGTGGCAAAGGAAAAGCAATTGAACGTGGACAAGATGACGATCAAGGCAACTTAGCAAATCAGTACGTAAGTGATGTATGGGATGTGTATTCATTTATTGAAGCAAGAACAAATGGATTTAGCGGACTAGACAAAAATGCCAAAGCTGCAATTGACGCAATGATGAAACTACGTGGCGAAGCAAAGAAACTAGAAACTAAGCCAGGCTCAGGTAAAAATGCTCGCTTTGGTAATCAAATTGTAACTGTGTTGTATCCTGTAATGGAATATCTATATACAACAGATTTTGACAGAAACAAAAAAGAAGATGACACCGACGAAGGCAACGCATACGCACACGCTGTAAAGAAAGCCAAAATGAATGGCAAGAAAAAAGGCGATAAAATTGACGGTCCAGACGGCGACGAGATCACACTTGAAAAGGACGAAAAGACACCATTAGGCGAGTTTATACTATCATACTACGATAGAGAAACAGGTGAATTTCCAAAAGGCGAAACAGCAATACTTACTATGGTAGAAAAAGATTACGGTGAGCAGTTCATAGAACCTGCTAAGGCGTTTATTGAAAAAGTGAATACTCTATATGATGATCATCAAATGGAAGCACATCCTCAACAGATGGAAGGCTCGCAGTTTGATAAATTTAAAAATAATATTGTACTGTACGATCCAGACACTATGGAAGTAAAGAAAATGTATCCAATGATGCATATAAAACAAGCTTCAGCAGATGCTGAGAAACTTGGCTTAATAGCAACAGACGGTACACAATATATGCAGTTGAAAAAAGATAAAAAAGATATGGGTACTACGGATTTAGACAACCCAGGTCCAAAGTACGACAAAGCTCCTGAAGCACCAAAAAAATCAGGCACACTAGATAGAATTAAGAGTTTAGCCGGTTTAAGATAATGCAGAAAGTCTGGATCTTCGGAGACAGCTACGCTAATGATTCTTACAAAGCAACATATCCGTGGACTGCTCAACTTTCTCGAACTTATGATGTAAAAAATTATGCTATTGGGGGCACTGGCCCTGAATACATGATGCAGCTTTTTCGAGATGTAATACAAGATACAGAAGCTAACGAGTTAGAAAAAATTAATCTAATATTTTTCTTATCTGGTGATGAACGAAAAAACTTTAATTTTACTATGCAGCCCGAACATCAATCAATTATGATGAACGTAAATTTTGGCCGATATGATGATTTATATATAAGAAGGACAATTGCAAAATATAGATCTTACAAAAAATTCTTATATAACTTTTATAAAAGATACTATTTACATAATAATTTACAAGATTTTCGACAGTTACAATACGTAGGTATATTAAAAGAATACAGTGTGTTTTTTAAAAAAGTTTTAGCAGTAAATGTATTTGACGATCCGCAAGATAGTTTGTTATATAAAAAATTTGGTACTACAGTAACCGACACAGAAAAATTTACTTTTTGTAAAGGTCCTAAATTGTTTAGTGTAGAAGAAAATATTAACAAAGAATTACCCAATCATCTTAGTCTAATTAATCACGATCTATTATTTAAAGAAATGGTAAATTGGATAGATCATGATATATCTCCTAATATCAATAATTTAAAAAAAATCGCTTGACAAGATAAATAATATCGTGTAGTATATAAGAGTGCTATACATTTTAGGCACAAGAGCAATATTAGTTGTTCTAACATAGGCATAACATATAGGAGAAAAGGCACTATGGCATCATTAGCAGAAATTCGAGCAAAGCTCAAAGAACAAGAAGCCGGCGCAGGCGGTCAACGCACAGGCGGTGGCGACAACGCAATTTACCCATTTTGGAATATGGCAGAAGGCAATAGCGCAACAATGCGTTTCTTGCCAGATGGAAATGAATCTAACGATTTTTTCTGGGCAGAACGTTTAATGATTAAACTTCCATTTAGTGGAGTAAAAGGTGACACAAGTTCACGTCCAGTACAAGTACAAATTCCATGTATGGAAATGTATGGCGAAACATGTAATATTCTTAACGAAGTACGTGGCTGGTTTAAAGATCCTTCACTAGAAGACATGGGTCGTAAGTACTGGAAGAAACGTTCATACGTATTCCAAGGATTTGTTGTAGATGATCCATTAAAAGAAGATACTACACCAGAAAATCCAATTCGTCGATTTATTATTGGTCCACAAATTTTCCAAATTATCAAACAATCACTTTTAGATCCAGACATGGAAGAGTTGCCAACAGATTACACTGCTGGTATTGACTTCCGTCTTAACAAAGGATCAAAAGGTGGTTATGCAGACTACGGCACAAGTAACTGGGCACGGCGTGAGCGTCCGTTGAGTGACACTGAAATGAATGCAGTAAATACAAACGGATTGTTTAATCTTTCAGACTTCTTGCCTAAGAAGCCAGGCGATATTGAGCAAAAAGTAATGCATGAAATGTTTGAAGCGTCAGTAGACGGTGAAGCATACGATGCAGATCGTTGGAGTCAATATTTCCGTCCAGCAGGTATGCAAGCACGTACAGGTGATCCGCAACAAGCAGCAAGCCCGCAAGCTACAGCAACTAGCCAAAGCGCACCTGCTCCAACTCCAACACCAGTAGCTGAAACTACAACTGATACAGGTTGGCAAGAACCTGCTCCAGCAGCAGCTGAACCTGCAGGCGGAGCACAAGACATTCTTGCAATGATCCGATCACGTCAAGGTTAATAACACAACTAAAATAGATTGCATGTATAAAGTGCAATCTATATTGTATTTGGCTTTTTAGGAGATAATATGGCTAGTAAAACATTCGATCCAACGAAGTTCCGTAATTCGTTGACAAAATCTATTACGGGCATGAGTGCAGGCTTTAACGATCCTACTGACTGGATCTCAACAGGAAACTTTGCACTCAATTACTTGCTAAGTGGCGACTTTCAAAAAGGTATTCCACTAGGTAAAGTGTCAGTATTCGCAGGCGAATCTGGCGCAGGCAAGTCGTACATTGTATCAGGCAACATTGTACGTTATGCACAAGAGCAAGGCATTTTTGTTGTTCTTATTGACAGTGAAAACGCACTTGATGAAACTTGGCTACAAGCATTGCAAGTAGACACAGACGAAAGTAAACTTCTTAAACTAAACATGGCAATGATCGATGACGTTGCTAAAACTGTTAGTACGTTTATGGAAGACTACAAACAAATGGCCGAAGAAGATCGTCCAAAAGTATTGTTTGTAGTTGACTCGCTTGGTATGCTTATGTCACCAACTGAAATGGACCAGTTCCAAAAGGGTGATATGAAAGGTGACTTTGGTCGTAAGGCAAAAGCACTTAAAGCACTTGTAACTAACTGTGTTAACATGTTTGGTAGTTACAATGTAGGTATGTGCGTTACTAACCACACGTATGCATCACAAGATATGTTTGACCCAGATGACAAGATCTCAGGTGGTTCGGGCTTTGTATATGCATCAAGTATGGTTGTTGCTATGAAGAAACTTAAACTTAAAGTAGACGCAGACGGCAACAAAACATCACAAGTGCATGGTATTAGAGCAGCGTGTAAGGTAATGAAAACACGTTACAACAAACCCTTTGAAAGTGTACAAGTTGAGATTCCATATGAAACAGGCATGGATCCATATTCAGGCATGTTTGATTTGTTGGATGCAAAAGGCTTGCTGGAAAAGCAAGGCAATCGTTATAAGTTTATTATGAGTAACGGTGATGAAATCCTTGAGTTCCGCAAGCGTTGGACAGGTGACTTACTCGATAAGGTTATGGCAGATTTACCAGCTAAAGAAGCACAAGTTGCAGCCGATGCCGCAGAAGCAGATCGTCTAGCAAGAGAAGCAGAATTAGCTGAATTAGATGCACAATTGGTAAATACCGATGATAACTTAGTTGAGGAAATTGCTGAAAATGACTGAAGAGCAGATAGCCGAAATATGGACACTGTTTAAAGAATATCTAGATAAAAAACAAATTGAGCTAGTAGCAGAAAAATTTATTGATCTATTAGCAGATTATGGAACATCAGATCTTATAATGCAGGATTTAATTGGAATAGATAAAGATTTAGATAAAGCAATAAATTATTATTTAGAACAAGATTCTGATTTATATGTTGAAGATGATTTTGACGAGGATTGGGATGAATAATGGGATGGTATAGTAATGTAAGCCGAGATATTAATCAAATACCGGCTGCTATACAATACTTCGAAAATGAACTTGTCCAGGCAAGAGCAGAAGTAAAACTCAAAGGTAATGTTGAACGTGCTGCTGCAGAAATGCCCGGTATTGTCGAATACCGTTTTAATCAGCTACAAGAAATTGAAGCAATCCTAAACTATTTAAATATCGAACTGCGTAGATTGCGCAGTTCGTTTTTTAAGAAATATCTAGAAAACTATCAACGAGCTCTGTCAAGCCGTGACGTTGAAAAATACGTTGACGGTGAGGCAGACGTTGTTGACTACGAAAAGATTATCAACGAGTTTGCTCTTATGCGTAACAAATGGTTAGGACTTTTAAAAGGACTTGATCAAAAGCAATGGCAGATAACTAATGTTGTAAAGCTTAGAGTAGCAGGGATGGAAGATGCAAGCGTGTAAATACTACATGAGCAACATAGTATTAGTAACAGGTGGCTTTGATCCCTTACACTCAGGGCACATAGCATATTTTAAAGCAGCACGAGAACTTGGTGATCATTTAATAGTAGGTGTAAATAGCGACGACTGGCTGACACGTAAAAAAGGCAGACCCTTTATGTCTTTTGAAGAACGTTCTGCTATTATAAAAGAACTTACTTGTGTAGACAAAGTTATTGCATTTGACGATAGCGACGACAGTGCTTGTCAGGCAATATTTTATACTATGTCAACTAACACAGGCAAAATTATTTTTGCTAACGGTGGCGATAGAACAAACACTACAACACCTGAATATACTGCATATGGTGATCATCCACAAATTAAATTTGTATTCGGAGTTGGTGGCGAAGACAAAAAGAATTCAAGTAGTTGGATTCTCAAAGATTGGAGTCAGCCTACTACTGAACGTGCTTGGGGTAGATACACTGTGTTAGACAAAGGCACAGGTTGGCAAGTAAAGCAACTTGAGTTTTACGAAGGACATGCACTAAGCGATCAAAGACACTTTAAACGCAGTGAACATTGGCATGTAGTTGACGGTGTAATCAATATGTTCTTAGAAGATAAAGCCGGTAATCAAACTACTACATTATTAACACCGGGTGATAGTATTGATATTCCTACTGGGTATTGGCACAAGGCTGTAAATTTAGACAACAAAAGTGCAAAAGTTATTGAAGTATGGATGGGCAACGATCTTACTGAAAACGATATAGAGAGAAGAGATTAATGAAAGTATTTGTAGGATATGATCCAAGAGAAGACATTGCTTATCAAGTATGCAAGCAAAGTATTTTAAATAAACAACCAAACGCTGATGTTCGAGCATTAAAGCAACAAGAATTACGTGATGCAGGATGGTACAATCGTCCTATTGATAAGTTAGCAAGTACTGAATTTACCTTCACACGATTTCTTGTGCCAGAGCTTGCTAACTTCAAAGGTTGGGCAGTGTTTATGGATTGCGACATGATTCTTACAACTGATATTGCAGAACTATTTGCACAAGCAGACGACAAGTATGCTGTTATGTGTGTGCAACATGATTACACACCCAAAGAAGGCATGAAGATGGATGGACAAAAACAAACAATCTATCCACGAAAGAACTGGTCAAGTGTTGTGCTGTTTAACTGTGCGCATCCTAGTAATGCTAAACTTACACAAGATATGGTAAATGATACAGAACTCAATGGTGCATACTTTCATAGATTTAGTTGGTTAAAAGATGAAGAAATTGGAGAATTAGA